TTGTTTTAGGGTCAGTTTCTGTAACAGGATCGGCTAATACTCCTGTTACAGGATTACAAGCTACAGGGTCTGTTGGAACGGTTACTGTAATACCTTCAATTGAGGTTTTTGTAGTTGGAGTTAGCGGCACGGCAAGCGTGACTTCAGTAACGGTTTGGATTACGATTAACGATAATCAAACCCCGAACTGGGTTGAAATAGCAGCATAAAATGATATTATTGAGTAAGGACAAATTATGGCATCTACATACAGTGATCTAAAGATAGAGCTGATTGGTACAGGCGACCAGACAGGTACGTGGGGAACCACGACCAACAACAACTTTTCTATTGCTCTAAGTGAAGCAATTACAGGATCAGCGGATGTTGCCTTTTCAAGTGCAGACGTAACCGTTACCCTCACAGACAGTAACGCAGCGCAAACAGCCCGTAATCTGCGTTTAAACCTGACAGGTACTTCTGGTGGCGCAAGGCAGTTAATCCTTGGTTCAGGCTGTCAGATTGAAAAATTATACTTAATAAACAACGGGTTAGCCGATGCTGTTACTGTAAAGAACACATCAGGCACAGGTATTGCTGTAGCCGCTGGTAAGTCTATGTTTGTTTATAACAACGGGACTAACGTAGTAGATGCAACCAATTACCTAAGTTCGTTAACTTTAGGATCAGCACTTCCTATAGGTTCTGGTGGCACAGGGCAGACAACGGCAACAACAGCATTTAACGCATTAGCACCAAGCCAGACTAGCAATACTGGTAAGTATTTAACTACAAACGGTACTGATACCTCATGGGCAACAGTAGATGCTTTACCAAGCCAAACTGGTCAGTCTGGTAAGTATTTAACTACCAACGGTACAGTGGCTTCTTGGGACACGGTTAGCGCAGGTATTTCACAAGCAAAAGTAATTGCTCTTACAATGACATTAGGATTTTAAGGAAGACATCATGGCAAATCCAAATATAGCAGCACTAACCACAATCAAAGGGCAGACAGCCTATGTGGTTCCATCAGGCACAACCGCAACGACTAGCTGGACATTTGACGGCGCAACAACGCTTACTGGCTTAACACCAGCTGCCAATACTGTAAATAAAATTACAGGACTGATTGTGTCTAACACAACGGCATCCGCAGCAGCTGCAACGGTTGGTGTAGGCAACAACGCTACGTTCGGCTCTGCTACGGTAATCGGATATTTGGCTTATCAGATCTCTGTGCCAGCAAACGCTTCTTTGATCGTAGTTGATAAAACTACTGACCTTTATATTACGGAGAATCAATCTGTTGGTGTAACTTCAGGCACTGCATCTGCCTTGACTTACACAGCGATTTTTGAGGCAATTACATGATCCAGGCTGTTAATCAGCCTATCGCTTACCTTTATTGCATTACCAATCTTTTGGATGGTATGCAGTATATAGGCGTGTCTAAAACTCCTAAACGTAGATTTAAGACTCATGCCGAACAAAGAAAAACATCAAAGTCTTATGTAAGATACGCTATGCACAAACATGGTATTAATAACTTTAAAATGGATGTCCTGCTCAAAGGAACCCAAGAATACTGTTATTCAATGGAAGCAAAAGCAATTCAATCATTTAATACATTATCTCCAAAGGGTTACAACTTTTCTACTGGCGGGCGTGGTGGCTTTGGTTTAATTGGAGAAAAGAATGGCGCTTATGGTAGAACTGGTAAAGCACATCCAATGTATGGAAAACGCCCAACCAACGCAGATCGTCCTGTAACAGCAGAAACTCGTGCAAAGATGGTTGCATCTCGCACTGGATTAAAGCGCACAGAAGAGCAACGTAAGAATATTTCTGAGTCAAAGAAAAAACAATGGAAAGACCCAGCAACTAGAGAAAAAATGATTGCTGCTATTCGAGCTGGTTGGGCTGCCAAGAAAGAGGGAGCCTAAGATGTCCCTGCGTTACACAGGAGCTTGGCTACAGGACGGAGCGTTCAACCCGCTTGTAGCCCCGCCACCACCTACGTATTCCCCTTATTTAAATGCTTGGGGAGCAGGGACAAGCGGCACATTAGGTCTTGGTAATACAACTTATTATTCTTCACCAAAACAGGTTGGCGCATTAACAAATTGGGCTTTTATTGCAAGTGGCGCAGATTACTCTGGCGCTATTTCATCCAGCGGAACCTTATATATGTGGGGGGCAGGAGGGTTTGGTTGCTTAGGGCTTGGTAACACAACAGATTATTCATCTCCCAAGCAAGTTGGAGCCTTAACAAATTGGGCTATTGTTTCCCTTGGAAACGTTACTACGGTTGCTATTAAAACCGATGGCACTTTATGGTCTTGGGGTCGCAATTCAGATGGGCAGCTAGGCGATGGCACAACTACAAATAGATCATCGCCAGTGCAAGTTGGCGCTTTAACTAACTGGAGAAATGTATCTTCAGGTCTTAATTTTTGTATTGCAGTAAAAACAGACGGCACACTTTGGGGCTGGGGTCAAAATAACAACGGTCAATGCGCTACGGGTAATGCAACAAGCTACTCATCGCCAAAACAAATAGGCGCTCTTACTAATTGGGCTTCAATTAGTTGCGGAAATGCTTATTGTATTGCTATTAAAACAGACAATACTTTATGGGCATGGGGTTTAAATAATTCTGGTCAATTAGGCACAAACAGCACAACATATTTTTCATCACCAGTACAAGTTGGGGCATTAACAAATTGGGCTCGTACTAGCACAGCAAGTACCGCTTCGTTTGCAATTACAACCACGGGGCAGCTATATTCATGGGGCAATGGAAATCGAGGTAGATTAGGTCTAGGAAATACAACATATTATTCTTCTCCTAAACTAGTCGGCGCATTAACTAATTGGTCTCTTCTACCAAAAACATATTCAACAGGAGCGTGTGCCTCTATTAAAACTGACGGAACGTTGTGGTCATGGGGAGTAAATGCTCAAGGTCAACTAGGTCTTGGAGACACAACCAATAGATCTTCTCCAGTGCAAGTGGGGGCTAGTGTAAATTGGCTTTCCATTGCTCTCGGTCAATCAAACACATTAGCTTTAATTTACTAATATGCCAATAAATCCATCACCCTACATCCAATACGGCGGCATCTGGACAGCATCTCAGCAAGCAGACGCTAAAGCTGCGGGTACTTGGCCCGTACCGCCTAGTCCTAAGTTGTTTAGCTGGGGTTTTAATAATCAAGGTCAGCTTGGTGTTGGCAACACAACTACCTACTCGTCTCCTAAGCAAGTTGGTGCACTAACTGATTGGTTATCTCTTGCATCTGGTTACTACCATAGTTTGGCGCTTAAAACTAATGGAACGATTTGGACATGGGGACTTGGTAATTCTGGTAGATTGGGACTTGGTAACACTACTTCTTACTCCTCACCAAAGCAAATTGGTGCGTTAACCACTTGGTCAAAAATATCATCTGGATATGAGTTTTCTGCCGCCATCAAAACAGACGGCACTTTATGGGCTTGGGGTGCAAATGGCTTTGGTCAACTAGGACTTGGCAATACAACTAGCATATCAAGTCCACAACAAGTTGGTTCTGGAACAACGTGGTCTAGTGTTTCTTGTGGCACGTACTTTACAATGTCAATTAAAACCGATGGCACATTGTGGGGTTGGGGGTATAACGCTCAAGGTCAATTAGGTCTTGGTAATGTTACAAGCACGTCTTCCCCAGTTCAAGTCGGCGCACTTACAAATTGGCTTTTAGTTTCCGCAGGGGCTTATAGTTCTATTGCAGTTAAAACAGATGGAACTTTTTGGTCTTGGGGTAGTGGTTCTCAAGGCGCATTAGGACTTGGAAATACCACAAGTTACTCATCCCCAAAACAAGTTGGCTCACTGACTAATTGGTTATATGCTGCAACAGGTCAATATTTTGTAGTCGCTACTACAACCACTGGTCAATTATACGCTTGGGGATATGGCGCTAACGGTGTATTAGGACTTGGAAATCAAACAAACTACTCTTCTCCTAAACAAGTTGGTTCTTTAACAAATTGGTCTACAGTTTATAGAAATGTATATTCAGCATATTCTCTTAAAACTGATGGAACATTTTGGTCTTGGGGGCGTAACAATATTGGGCAATTAGGTCTTGGCGATTCCACAACTAGATCATCACCAGTTCAAGTTGGTGCTTTAACTTCTTGGCAAACAGTAAGTCAAGGACAAGGTATTCATCAATTAGCAATAGCAATAACAACATAAAGGACATAACGTTTTGAAAAAAACATTGCATTTCTTATCAGGCATTCCACGTTCAGGATCTACAGTCTTGGCGGCAATCCTTAACCAGAATCCGCAGACCCACGTCAGTACAACTTCTGGTTTGGTTCATGCTTTGGATGGTCTTGCTAATACATGGCACTCGGCTGGTCTACTTAATGAGAATGACCCAGAGCGTAAGCTCCTAGCCCAGACCATGCGTGGCACGATTGATGCGTTCTACGAGTCTACTGATAAGCCTGTAATTATTGATAAGGGACGTGGCTGGCCCGTTCCCGTGATTATGCAAGCCATGAGCCAAGTGCTACAGCATAAGCCAAAGATTATTGCAACTGTTCGCTCCGTGCCTGACTGTATGGCATCGTTTGTCCGTATCGCTAAGCCTGAAGATTTAGATGAGTTTATGCACTCTGGACAGCTTGCTGACCACTTAAAGGCGGCGTATATCTCGCTGCAAGAAGGCTACCAGTTCATGCCTGAGTGCTTCCTGTTTGTGGAGTACGAAGACCTATTGGCTAACCCAAAGGCGCAACTAGACCGTATCCACGAGTTTTTAGATCTGCCAGCGTTTGACTATGACCTGTCTAATATTGACGGCTCCTCGGTAAAAGAGGACGATGAGAACTTACATGGCTACTCTGGTATGCACGATGTTAAGCCCGTGCTACAACGTCAGCATAGCGAGTCACCAAAAGACGTACTAAAGAACCACTACGCAGCGTTCTGCCAGCCTGAGTTCTGGTTAGAAAAGCCCCGTACCGTTCCAGAGTTAACAGACTTAGACCTGCAATTAGCCGCCTCTACATCGGGTGACTTTGTTGAAGGCTTGCGCTTAGCACAGAAATTAGAAGCCAATGAGCCAAATAACCACCGTGCGGCGTATAACCGTGGCTGGTATGCATTACGTCAAGGTCAGATTCAGAAGGGCTATCAGCTCATGGATCGAGGTCGTTTTGTTGGCGTATTCGGTAATAAGCACCCAGAGACAGTCACCCAGCAGTGGGATGGCAAGTCAAAAGGCACAATTCTGCTCTATTTAGAAGGCGGTTTGGGAGATCAGATCCATCAGATTCGTTATGCCAAAGACATTGCAGACCGTGGTAATAAAGTCGTGGTTGCCTGTACTGGAGCTTTAGTTCCTATGTTTAACCAGCTAGACGGTGTTTCTGCTGTGGTGCAACATGGCGCTGAGTATGGTGTTTACCATGATTACTGGGTAGCTGGCATGAGCGCTGTTGTCCCTCTAGGTTACGAGCTGAATGACTTAAAAGGCACTCCTTACATTGACAAGCCAATCGCCACCAA